ATCGTGTCTCCCGACAAGGACATGCGACAGATCCCTGGACGCTTGTACAATCTTGACGAAGTGATAGACATCACGCCGGAAGAGGGTATGAAGTGGCACCTGATCCAGACACTTGCTGGTGATCAGACTGATGGTTACAGTGGCGTCCCTGGCATTGGTATCAAACGTGCTGTAGCTCTGTTTGAAGAGAGCGGGTACACGTGGGAGACTGTTGTCAAGGCGTTCGCAGACAAAGGTCTAGACGAAGAAGTTGCTTTGACAAATGCCAGACTCGCACGAATTCTCACACACGAAGATTTTGACCAACGCAAACAACAGGTCATACGATGGACTCCCGCCACCGCCAGTGCTAGAACTGACGATGGAGCAGGACCTCAAGATCAGACGCCTCAAGGACTTACTGCCTGAGGCTGACAAGGATGACATCATCACGTTGTTCATCGCACTACAACGGCAGAACTTTTGTCTTGCCAATACAGTTTCCAACCTAGTTAAGGAATGGATCACAAGTCACCCGCCCATTACACCCGAGGATCCATAGAAGTCTGGGACTTCATACGGGATCAAGAACTCAACTATCACCTTGGTAATGCTATTAAATATATTTGCAGAGCCGGTTTCAAGGGTGATAACACAAAGGCTAAAGACCTTAAAAAAGCTATCCACTATCTTGAGAATGAACTCCTACATACACACGAGCCTGATGGATCAGGCGGAACAGTTCCGCTCCGCATACTCACTGACGACTGGGAAGGACCGACGGAGTGGTCAGAAAGCTTTGATCGATGAAGAATGGTCAGAGTTTCACGAAGCCTATCACATGAAGGATGAGTGTGAACAACTGAAGGAGCTGGCTGACTTGGTGTATGTTTGCTACCAGTTTGCTGCTTCTCAAGAATGGGATCTCGATGAAGCAATGCATCGTGTCCACAAATCAAACATGTCCAAGCTCGGAGAAGACGGAAAACCTATCTACCGAGTAGATGGTAAGGTCATGAAAGGACCTAACTATCAGCCACCAAATTTGAAAGACCTTATTATCGAATGACCACCTCATACATCGCACGCACCGGTCGAGTCCAGTCTTGGATTGACGACCCTACCTCCCGGTTGCCTGTCAGCTGCACTGTTTTTACCGTAGAAGATTCTATCGAGGGAGAAAATGGCATTGAAGCATCCTGGAAATTTGTATCACATGCTCTACGTTTCGGAGCAGGTTGCGCGGTCCACTTGTCGAAACTGCGACCCAAAGGAACAGAAAATGACAAAGGATTGGTTGCATCTGGACCAGTCTCTTTTGCAAAAATCTACTCAACGCTAAATGAGATTCTTCGTCGCGGCGGTGTGTACAAGAACGGTGCTGTGGTGGCTCACCTGGATCTTAGCCATCCTGATGCACTTGAATTTATACAAACTCCTCGCCATGAGCTACCCTGGATCAAGCGATGCATCAACATCAAGCCGGAGTGGTGGGAGGCTTGCACGTTTAAAGAAGAACTCCTTTATGGCATCAAATCAGGTGACATCTGGCTCAACAAAGTAAAGTATGACAATGAAGGAAACCGCATCCGAGGAAACGTCTGCCTTGAAGTTTACCTGCCCTCACGAGGCACTTGCTTGCTACAACATGTCGCTCTCGGTGCCTGTGAATTCGACGACATCCCGCGAGCTTTTGCTGAAGGTATGTCCGAGCTGTGCAGCCTCCATGGCAAAACAGGTGTTGGAGAAAGCGGTGAGTACCTCCCTTCAGAGACCGACCGACAAGTTGGGCTGGGACTACTCGGACTTGCTAACCTACTACGGCGGTACGGAGTAACCTATGAGCAGTTCGGGCTTGCTCTGGACCAGTACAATGCAGGAGAAGTGGTACGCACACCAGCCTATGAACTGGTCTCCCAGTTTGACGCTGGTATTAAAGCTGCAGCCGAGATTGCTCGCTCTGCTGGTATGGTTCGAGCCTTTGCTATCGCGCCCACTGCCTCCTGCAGTTATCGAAGCCGAGATCTGGATGGCTATACTCAAGCACCAGAGATCGCACCACCCATCAGCCGGACGGTAGACCGCGACAGCGGTACGTTCGGGGTACAAACATATGAATATGGCGACGTAGAGATCGCCGCAGAAGTTGGTTGGGACAACTACAAGCGTGTTGCCGATGGCATCATGACTTTGCTCAACAACACGGGACTTCTTCACGGGTATAGCTTCAACAGTTGGAGTGATGTTGTCACATACGACAACGCCTTTATCGAAGAGTGGTTGGAATCTCCGCAAACCTCCCTTTACTATAGTCTGCAAGTCATGGGCGATACACAAGATAAGTCTGATGTTTATGCAGCTATCAAGGAAGACGTCGATGAGTATCTTGCAGACATTCTGAATGAAGAACTCACTTGTGACTGTCAAGAATGAACCCTTATCAAAAACTACTCAATCGAAAAAGAAAATGGACACCGGTCAAGATGACTGCCGGTACCTGCAAAGAAGGTGCGGAAGCAACGATTTACCGTGCACTTGCATTGCGACACATGGAACTGCCTGTGGGAGAGTTTATCACTGATGCTCTCTCCACTGAAGTTCCAGATCTTGCGCGGGAAATACTCCACTCTAACGTTCAAGACGAAGAGAACCACGACGTCGCTCTTGGTTACGTCGCCGATGCTTACGGCGTTGATGAGAAAGCTGAGGCGGAAGCCCTTAGGCTTAAAGCCGCTTGGGAGGCACATCCAGATCACACGATCACCAAAGCATTGGTTGCCGAGCGTGCAATCTTCTTCGTTCTTCTACCATTCTTCCGCTTTAATGGTGACGCTGGCATGAGGACAATTTCAGCGGACATCAGCCGAGACGAACAAGTCCATGTGGCGGTTAACTCACTGGTACACACCGAGCTGGGTTATAACATCAGTCCTTCTCTGGACAAGCTGCGTAAGGCTACGATCAACTGGGTCATGCAGCCCCTCGGTAGCCATGCCGATAAATATTTGGACAAAAAATTTTGGCTCGATTCTAGTGACCGCCTGATGTATGAAGGCAAGGCACCAGAACTTGCCGCCACCCGTGCAGCGCGTATGCCTGCTTTCTTTGAACATGCAAATACAAACCTCCCACAGTATGCTTAACATTGGCTTGACTGTGGATGCTCTGGTCAGTGAACTGGAGGACAGATTCCCGCTGACCAATCCCAGTCCCACTGATCAGATCAACTCGATTATGTATCAAGCTGGTCAGCGTAGTGTTGTGGACTGGATCAACTCACGTATTCAAAACGAGGAACTTTAACAATGGGTGATGGTGGACGTCGTCGCAAAGAACGAAAGGCTAGAGAAAGAGCCGAACGGGAAGCCCGTGAATATGAAAGAGAGCTAAAGAGAAAGGAAGAGGAAAACGCCAGGCGTTTGGCACAAGTTGAAAAAGAAAACAAGGCTAGGGAAGAAGCCATGTCATACACTATGGCTCAAAACGCCGCACGTATGTCAGAAACACCTACATACATTCGTCGCAAACGTAAAAGGAAACGTGGTGCTGGCGGCCGTGGTCTTGATCGTCTCCGTATTGCACGAGAGATGCCACAACAAGGTACATCTACTAATCTAGGCTAATGGGAAAAGGTGGCTCTAAAATCTTCAGAGTCGATGATGAGGCGATGAAGAAAAGAGAGGAGAGGATCGCAACTCTCGAACAACAAATTAAAGACATGGATGCTCGCTATGACGAGCGTTACTTCAGACGTAATCAGAGCTTGACTACCCAATATCAAGTCGATGCACAGGGTAAGCAAACTTCTAAAGCTAAGGTGATTACACCGAAGACACCTTCTTCGTCATCTGGATCATCTAGTCCATCCGGCTCCACTCTAAAAATTTCAGGAACAGGTACTAACTTAGGCTAATGAACGCACGTAGTCGGTACGATCATCTAACCAGTGGCCGAAATCATTTTCTTGACATCGCTGTTGAGTGTTCAGAACTGACCCTGCCGTATCTTATCCAACGTGATGAGCTACGGTCTTCTCATAAAACTCTACGCCAACCCTGGCAAAGCGTAGGCAGTAAGGCAGTAGTAACCCTGGCATCTAAACTGATGCTAGCACTGCTGCCGCCTCAGACTTCTTTCTTTAAGCTGCAGATTCGTGACGACAAGCTCGGCACTGAACTGCCTGCTGAGATCCGGTCTGAACTTGACCTGAGCTTTGCTAAGATGGAGCGTATGGTGATGGACTCGATCGCTTCTTCTAGTGATCGTGTCGCTGTTCACCAAGCTATCAAACACCTGGTGGTTGGTGGCAACGCATTGATGTTTATGGGTAAGGAGGGGATCAAGCACTACCCGCTCAACCGCTACGTCGTAGAACGTGATGGTAACGGTAACGTAATTGAGATCGTCACCAAAGAACTTATTAACAAGCAACTCCTACCAAGGGAGTTTCAAGAACTTAAAAAAGAACAGAGTGTTGGACAACGTTATGGGTCTAACACTGATGACGTGGAAATCTACACACACGTCAAGCTAGACAACAATCGTTGGGTCTGGCACCAAGAGGCTTTCGACAAAGTTATTCCAAACACTGACGGCAAGTCACCGAAAGATGCTAACCCTTGGTTGGTACTCCGGTTCAACTCTGTTGATGGTGAGAACTATGGTCGTGGACGTGTTGAAGAATTCTTGGGTGATCTCAAGTCACTCAACGCACTGTCGCAAGCTATGGTAGAAGGCTCTGCAAGTGCCGCAAAGGTCGTCTTTGTGGTCAGCCCATCCTCTACCACCAAGCCTCAGACCATCGCCCAGGCAGGCAACGGAGCTATCGTACAAGGACGACCCGAGGACATCGGTGTCATCCAAGTTGGTAAGACTGCTGACTTCTCTACTGCTCTGCAGATGATGCAGACCCTTGAGCGTCGCATCCTTGAAGCGTTCCTTGTCTTGACTGTGCGTCAGTCTGAACGCACTACTGCTGAGGAGGTCCGCCTCACTCAGCTCGAACTGGAGCAGCAGCTTGGCGGTCTCTTCTCTCTGCTGACCGTGGAGTTCCTGGTCCCTTACTTGAACAGAAAACTGTTGGTGTTGTCCCGTAGTGGTCAGCTTCCTAAATATCCTAAAGACCTAGTCACACCTACGATCGTGGCTGGTATCAACGCACTGGGTCGTGGTCAGGACCGTGAGTCCTTGACTGCGTTTATCTCAACCATTGCCCAGACTCTTGGTCCTGAGGCTTTGATGAAGTTCATCAATCCAGACGAAGCAATCAAGAGACTGGCAGCAGCACAAGGTATTGACGTCCTCAACTTGGTCAAGAGTGTTGACGATCAACAGGCTGAAGCTGAAGCTGCTCAGCAGCAAGCTATGGAGATGCAGATGATGCAATCCGCACCTGGTCTGCTCAAGGCACCGATTGCTGATCCTTCTAAAAACCCTAACGCGGAAGCACTTATTGCTGAAGCACTTTCACCCGAGTAACACATGGCAGAAATCCTTACCTACGATCCAAGCAACGACCCTCAAGCTGTTCAAGCGGCGGAAGAGCGGGACGCTGAGTCTCTCGCTGTCGGTCAAGCTTTGGAAGACCAGCAGAATCAACTCCTGGCTGGTAAATATAAAAGTGCTCAAGACCTAGAACAAGCTTACATTGAGCTGCAAAAGAAACTAGGATCCGGTGAGCAAGAGGAAACAGTTGAACAGGAGGCTGAGCCTGCTGAACCAGCTGAAGAAATCTTCACAACATTCGATAGTATCGATGATGAACTTGCACAAGGCGGTGAGATCAGTGAAGAGTCGATGGCAAAACTTTCTGCCATGGACAGTAAAGACCTGGTCGATGCTTATCTTAGGTATCAAAGCACCCTAGACGATGCTCCTGTTCAGGAAGGACGAGAGCTAAATGATCAAGAGGTATCATCCATCTACGAAAGTGTAGGTGGTGAGCAGCAGTACCAACAGATGACACAATGGGCTGCTGAAAATCTTGACGCAGATACTGTACAGGCTTTTGACAATGTCATTGAGTCTGGCAATGTCGCTGCTATCAACCTTGCACTGCGAGGTCTCCAATCACAATACAATGACAACGTGGGCTACGAAAACAACATGATCCAAGGCAAGCCAGCTCAGGCTACTGGCGGCTACCGCAGTCAAGCTGAGGTTGTACGTGATATGAACGACCCTCGCTATGACCGTGACCCTGCCTACCGGCAAGAGGTCATGGACAAACTTGCCAACTCTAACCTTGAATTCTGATGTCCGCTGTTGTTGAAGACCGAGGTCGTCTGAACCTCTACGCAAAAGAACCACCTATGACTGTTATGGACGTAACTGAAACCCACAACGAAAAAGCTGAAAAGCTGAACGGTCGCCTGGCTATGCTGGGCGTCATGGCTGCGCTTGGTGCGTATGCACTTACTGGTCAAATTATTCCTGGAGTTTGGTAATGCCACAAGGTAAAGGAACCTACGGTTCTAAAGTCGGTCGCCCACCTAAGAAGGGTATGAAAAATGGCGGCAAAAAAAAGTAGCACTAAAAGTGTTAGCTTAAAAATTGGTAAACACAAATCACGATCCGGCGGCTTGACTGCTGCCGGTCGTCGTAAATACAACCGTGCAACTGGGTCTAACCTCAAGGCTCCTCAGCCTGGTGGTGGTCCACGCAAGCGGTCCTTCTGCGCTAGAATGAAAGGCGTCAAAGGACCGATGCGAAAGAATGGAAAGCCAACCCGCAAGGCACTGGCACTACGCAAATGGAAATGCTAAATGGCTAAACAAAAACCTGGACTATATGCAAACATCCATGCCAAACGCAAGCGTATCGCTGCTGGGTCTGGTGAAAAAATGAGAAAGCCTGG